AGAAATATTTAAAGCAGATACTCTTATCGTATAGGAGTTAAAAATGGCAGAGATAAATCAAACAATAGCAACGCCCCCTATTGAAGAAGACTGTATTGAATGTGATATTGTTATTGAAAATGGAGCATTTGACGGTTTTGAAGGCAAGACAATAAACATAACTGAAAATGCTAGTCAAGGTGATGTACAAGCAGGTATAGAATTTATCTATCATATGAGAGAACATATTGTAGATGTAGGTGTAGCAACAATTTATCTATTTACTTGTTATGCATTATATCTGTATCTAAAGAAAAAAATTCAAGCATAATATGGATATTGTTGAAGTATTGAATCAATATGGTTTTGCAACCCTAGCCGCAATCGGTATGGGTTACTTCATATACTTCATTTATACATATATAACAACTCAAGTTAAAGTTAAATTATCAGAGATGAGTACAGTTCTTATTGCTTTAATTGATAGAATTCGTATGTTAGATAATGATTTAATTAGATTGCGTTCTAAATTGAATACAGTTTTAACTTTAAGAGAAATAGAAAAATCAAAGAAAGATAAAGAATAAATACTAATATGAACAATAAAGAAAAATATTTACCCGGTCTTTTTATCCTAATAATCGTATTCATAGCATGGTTAGTAAAACCTGTCTATGCAAGTGAAATGTATTTTGAATTTGGTAACCCTGCATTTAGTGGAGATGGTTACTCTTCTCATGTACTATCTGTTGACCAATTACAAGAACAAAGAAGGCAAAAAATGAAAGATGAGGCAAAATCAGCAGCCTCAGCTGCAGAAAGAGCAGAAAAAAATAAAACTGTCAATAAGTTTATTGCAAATGTCGAATCAAGAATCTACGCAAACTTATCAAAACAATTAGTAGATAATATGTTTGGAACAAGTTGTGATAGTAGTACAACAACATGTCCAACTAGTGGTACTTCGGAGATAGAGGGTGCTACAATTGCTTGGGTTAAAGATACAACTTCCGATATAATAACATTAACTGTTACTTCTGATGATGGTACGATTACTGTTATAACAGTACCGATAGGGGATTTTGTATTTTAAGATAGATAATGGACAATATATTCTTTACTATACTTGCTGAATTTGGATTACCTGTAGCAGCCGCAGTTGTTATGGGATATTTTATATTCTTGATTTTAAAATATATACTTGAATCTGTTATAGGTCAAGTATCAGGAATGCATGGAATTATTATGGCGTTAGACAATAGAGTAAAAAACATGAATAATGATATGATTAAATTAGATATTCAAATATCAGATGCATTGAATTTGAGACAAGATGAAGAGAGAATAAGTAGGGCAGATGGTAAAGAAGACGCAAGGAGAGACTAAAGATGAAATCAAATATTCAGTCATACATTGGGGTGATAGTGTTGATTACATTGACCTTGTTATTAAGTGGTTGTCAAACTTCTCAAGGAAATAAATCAACATACAAAGGTTCTATGCCTTATATTGAAGGTACACCAACAATAGACTTGTTGCATGATATACCTGATTTAGATAATCAACCAGTAATTACTATTGCAGTTTATGATTTTACAGACCAGTCAGGACAAAGAAAACCAAGTACAAAGTTTTCTCAATTATCGACAGCAGTAACACAAGGTGCTGATGTCTTTGTTATTAATGCATTAAAAAGTGTATCTGGTGGTGATTGGTTTCAAGTTATCGAAAGAAAAAATTTAGACAATCTTGTTAAAGAAAGACAACTTATTCGTTCAACAAGAGATTTATATGATGGTGAACAAGAAATAGAAAATATACTTAAACCACTTCTCTTTGCAGGTTTAATAGTTGAAGGTGGAATTGTAGGATACGACAGTAATACTAACTCTGGTGGTTTTGGTGCAAGATACTTTGGTATCGGTATAAATGATGCTTATAGAGTTGACCAAGTAACAGTTGCCATGAGACTTATATCAGTACAAACTGGTGAGATATTACTTACAACAAATGTAACTAAAACAATTGCAAGCCATAGTGAAGGTGGTGATGTTTTTAAGTTTTTAGATATGGGAACTAAGGCATTAGAAGTTGAAACAGGTGTCGCAGTAAATGAACCTGTAAATTATGCAATTCGAACTGCAATCGAATATGCAGTTTTAAATATTATAATGGATGGTGAAAAAGAAGGATTTTGGAAATTTAAGAATGAATTAATAGAAATACCAAAAGAAAACGAAAATAAAGTTGATAAAAACACCAATAATGTGGAAAATCAACAGGTAGAAGTCATCGAAAAGTCCATAGAATGGGCCGATGAAGACCATCCAATACATAAATAATAACGAACAATATAGTTCAAATGAGGGAAAGACATGGTAAAAATAATAGGTTTCGTCATGTTTATTATGTTTTTAATAATTCCGGTTAACGCAAACGACATTTATGTAACACAGTCGGGTGCATCATTAACCTTTGATGTTTTACAAGACGGACAAAATAACACGATAGGTAATAGTACAACTGCTTCTGCATCTTCTGGTGCTACCACTAGTTTGAATATTGACCAAGTCGGTGATAGTAATGTTATCAAATATCAAATTAATGGTGCCACTTATACAGGTGTTATAAACTTGACTGGTAACTCAAACGATGTAGACCTAAATTGTGATAGTGGTAATAATAACAGTTCATGTGGAAACATAACTGCTAACATAACCATGACAGGTTCATCAAATGATATAGACCTAGACATAGGTGAAACATCTTCAGCCGCAGGTTCAACTGTAAATATTACAGGTGCTTCAGGCTCAGATAGTAATGTCGTAGCGGCAACAGTTGATGGTGTAAGTGCTATTTTAACTATTACAGTAAATGGCGACACTAACAATTACTTAATTGATATAGACGGCGATGGTGATACTATAGGTCACACATTAATTCATTCACATACAGGTTCGATAGCAGATGTCGATATTACACAATCAGGTGTATATGATAATATGATTAACTTAACAACAAGTGGTGACAATGCAAATATCGATATTATTCAAAGAGACTAAAACAGTCGTTTTAGGTATTTTCCTAATCTTATTCAGTACTACGCTCTATGCATCAAGTATAGGTGATGTAGTACTGAAAGAGGGAAATTCAGTTATTCAAAGAGAAGATAAAACAGAAATTGAAGTAGAACAAGACCTAGATGTTTTTTCTTATGATACAGTTAAAACAGGCAAAGGAAAACTTGCTATTGAGTTTTTAGACGATACAAGAGTTGACGTTACTTCTCATTCTAAATTAATCATAGATGAATTTGTCTATGACCCAAAAGCAAAGACAGGTAAACTATCCTTAAAGGCAACTTTAGGAACGGTGAGATATGCCTCAGGTCAAATTGCAAAGAACTCAGCACAGAATATAAATATAGAGACACCAACTGCTACTGTATCAGTTAGAGGTACAGATTTTGCAATGACAGTTGATGAGATAGGTTCATCAACAATTATATTATTACCAAGTTGCGACACAAGTGGTAATTGTTTTGTTGGTGAAATTAGTGTAGAATCTGACGCTGGGTTTGTTATAATGAATCAAGCATTTCAGGCAACACAAGTTGATACGCCCGAAAGTAAACCATTATCACCAGTGATTTTGGATTTAGATGAATCACTTATTAACAACTTGTTAATTGTAAGACGACCGCCAAAACTAGACGACCAGATTCAATACGAAAAGAATCTAAAAATGATAGGAAACGCACTAGATATTGACTTTTTAAAGTTTGATGATTTAGATGTTGATTTACTAGAAGTTGAAGAAGACGAATATTCTAATAGATTAGACATTGATTTTTTAGAACAAAACTTTTTAGGTGACATATTGGCAGAGTTAAATAAACAATTGGCCTTGCAAATGAGAAGTGAATTTGATAAAGTAAAAGACAAAAGAAAAGAAGGTAGAGACGAGTTTGGTATCTTATTGATAATAGAAGACGGAAACTATATATGGGAACGAGAAGATGCATCAGGAAACATAATTAGATTAAAGTTAGACCAAGAGAATGGATATATAATAAATGTTACACAACAAGATTTCGAAATTCGAGATTACACATTAGGAGAGGGAAGTAATGAAATCAATATTATACAAAATCAGTAGTATATTAATAATCACATTATTAGTTTCATGCACATTTAAAATTGAAAACACAGAAGCCAATGACTTAACACTATCAGTCACAGGTAATACAGCCACAGTTAATATTTTGCAAGATGGTATTGATAACGATATTGATGTTTCAGGTAGTTCATGGGTTGGTGGTAGTTTAGATGTTCAACAAGTCGGTAACAATAATGATGTTGATGTAACAGTAACCGGAGGTAGTGGTTCTGGTAGTTCCTTAAACATCTATCAAACAGGTAATGACAAAACATATAACTCTACATTATTTTGTAATCATACTTGGTGTACTTTAACAGTTAATCAATGAAAAAAATATTCACACATTGGACAGTTGCATTTGTAACTTTATTTACTTTAATATGGATTGGACTACAAGACCCACAAATCAAAGAAATTCTTAGACTAAAATCATTCGACCTTCTCTTTCAATCTCAAGATAAAATTATATCTAATGATATTGTAATTGTAACGATTGATGAAAAAGCAATTGAAGTAAATGGACAATGGCCGTGGGATAGAACTGTCATGGCAAATACAATTATAAAATTAAGACAACAAGGTGCAGGTGTTATTGTTATGCCTATCTTATTTTCAGAACAAGATAGAATGGGTGGTGATGAATTTTTTAGTCAAACACTTAATGGTAATTTTGTTGTTGTCGCACAGACAGGTTCACATCAAACAAGTCAAAACGGATACCCAAGAGGAGTTGCTAAAATTGGTAATCCCTTAGATTGGTTATTTGAATGGCCAGGTATGGTTGGGCCAATTCCACAAATCGGTGATAACGCCGCAGGTGTTGGTACAACAAATACAGCACCAGAAGTTGATGGTGTTGTTAGAAGAATGCCTTTACTGATGAAGATAGGAAACGATGTTTATCCAAATATTGCAATAGAAGTTATTCGAGTTGCAGTTGGTGACCCGAGTTATCAAGTCAAATCAGGGGATGCAGGTATTATTGCAATGAGAGTACCTGGGTTTGCAACAATCAATACTGATGCAAATGCAAGAATATGGTTAACATGGAATAAGTCTTACCCAGAAATATCTCTTGCAGATTTAGATACAAAAGAAATTAGTTTAGAAGGAAAAACAATTGTTATTGGTATGAAGGCAGAAGGTTTAGGTGGAGTAATTGCTACACCAACTGGTGCTCAATATGATTATGTTGTTCTTGCTTCTACTTTACAAACAGTTGTTGATGGTACAAATATAGAAAGAGTTGATATATCTTTCCTTGCAGAATTAGTAACAGCATTCCTAGTAGGTGCATTAATTATTATATTAACAAGATATACGGCATATTGGTTCGTTGGTTTAATAATGATTGGTTTCTCAGCAGGTGCTGTGTACGGAACATATTATTTCTTTACAAACAAATTGATGTTAGTTGATGCTACATGGATATTAGTTACAATACTCTTTGTAGGATTACATAGTATCTTTAATAGATTTATTTTAGAGTTTCAATTAAAACAACAAATTAGAAAACAATTCGAAACTTACTTAGACCCTAGACAGGTTGCAATATTACAGAAAGACCCAAGTAAATTAAAACTTGGTGGTGAAAGAAGAGAGATGTCTTTTCTGTTTATGGACATAGTAGGATTTACACCAATTTCTGAATATTATAAAAACAATAATAACCCAGAAGGTTTGGTAGAAGTTATTAATGATTATTTAAATCGTATGAGTAAAATTGTTTTAGACAATGGTGGAACGATAGACAAATACATGGGTGATTGTATTATGGCTTTTTGGAATGCACCATTAGATAATCCTAATCATGCTGAAATGGCAGTTAAGACTGCGATTGAATGTGCAGAGGAAACAGAAAAACTAAAACAAGAATTTAAAGAAAAAGGTTTACCAGAAATTAATATAGGTTCAGGTGTTAACACAGGTACTTGTATTGTTGGTAATATGGGAAGTGATACTAGATTTGACTATTCTGTTATTGGTGATGCAGTTAATCTTGCAGCCAGATTAGAATCAGCAACTAGAAACTACAAAGACGAAAATGGCAAAGTGTTGCCAACACTATACTCTTCTTATACTATGGAACAACTCTATAATACTAAATCAGTAGAAGTAGATAAAATCAAAGTTAAAGGAAAATCAGAGTCGGTGACAATATATAAACCATTAATCGAAAGGAAATAATAATGGCAAGAGCAATGAACACTACTTCGGTATACGAACCTAAAGTTAAAAGAACATCAATTGGTAATGGAAAAGTAAAAATGAATTCCATGAATAAGAGTAAAAGAAGAGATTATAAACCATATAAAGGACAAGGCAAATAAATGGCAGTAGTATTATGCGACAAATGTGACCACTGGTGTCATTGTGGAATGACTTGTATGGATTGTGCATGTTCTCATTGTAGTTGCGAAAATTCCGAATAATTTTACTGTTTTAAGGGCCGCTGAACGGGTGGTTAGGGGTCTGCCCTAGTGATACTATCTAATCAAAATGCCCGAAAAATAAGGGAAAAATTAACCCTTGACAAATACCTCTAAAGCCTGATACATTAAATATAGATGATAAAGAAAAGAGGTAATATAATGTTAAACGTGAAAACGCAAATACAAAAAATGAATCTTTCTCAACTTAATGAACTTTCACAGTTTATTAGGGAAGTGAAAGTTATGAATGCGAAAGCATCCATTACGGTTGGACAGAAAGTTTATGTTGTCCAAAAGACTAAGAGACAGTTAGGGGTTGTCGAAAAGATTAACCAAACGAAATGTCTTGTTAACTTATCTGGTACTGTCTATCGTGTACCAATGTCAATGTTGGAGGCTGCTTAATGAGAATGTTTTATTCAGACGAAGTTGGAAAGAAACTTTACCAACAAACTATTGAGTACAAAGTACTCATTCAACAATCTGTACTTGCTTCTAATCGAATGGAAGCAGATAACTTATTTCTCAATGGTGGTGGAATTAACCATGATGAAATCAACAATTCAGTTACTCTTCAAACGCATGGAGTTGAAACTGAATATGTAACTGCGGCATTTAATCAAATAACAGTTGACCTAGACTATCTGGGTACAGTTGTTGAAAAAGATGACGAAGTACAACTTGACATGTTCATGGATGAAAATCAGGAGGCCGCATAATGACAATTAATCCCTATACAGTAACCGAAGGGTTCTACATTGCAAACATGAATTACGGTGACACAGGTGATGGTTATAAATTAATTTCATCTGATACAGTTGAAGGCCCTTTCGAAACAATTGATAATGCAAAAGAAAAACTAATTAACCTCTATGGTGAGGCTGGAGAGTTTAGTCATTTACTTTATCAAATACATGGGCCTGTCCATAAACCTTATGGATATGAAACGGTGTGGTATGATTAAGATATTATTTTATATTATATTTGCTATTGTTCTATGGTGGTTAATGCCATGGATATTAGGTTTATCAATTTTACTATTAATTTAACTAAATAAAAAAACAAGGAGTGCTATGAAACCAAGATTTAATAATCCGAACGACAGAAAAAAATTCGAAAGGCCTGAAGGACTTCAGGTGTTTGTCAGAGATGGCAACATCGAAAAAGCATTAAGACAACTTAAAAGAAAAGTTAAAAATGCAGGTCTCGTACAAGAGATAAAAGAAAGACAACATTTTATTCCTAAGTCAGAAAAGAAAAGACTGGCCAAAAATGCAGGTAAAAAACGTTGGTTAAAAAAATTAGCAAAATTGGACAATGACTATTGATAACGAATATGAAAAATTAAAAAGAAAATCTTTAGACAATACCATGTCAATGAGTGTCAAAGATGCCGTACGATATTTTGAACTAAAGGAAAAATATGGAAATAGAATCGGAAATAAAAAAGAACAACATCATAAAGGGGCCATGGAAAAGAGTGGCGAACATATCACCTCAAGAGGAAAATCAAGTAAGAGATGATATTGAATTTGTTGAAGAACTTGCCGAACAAATTGTAGTTAATGCTATTTCAATCTTTCAAGAGAATGGATTTGATGTAGGTACTGATACCATGAAGAGATATATTCCTTTTTTAAATGAATGTATTCGTGCTGTAACATACAAAGAACTTGGTTATAAGCACATTTTAAACGATTTAGTTGATAAAATTATGATAGAGAATAAACTTGACAATAACAACAATACCTCGTATCATAGTATAAATATTAATGAAGTGAAAAAACTAATAGAGGATATATGATAATTTTAGATATGAATCAAATTGCCCTGGCAAGTTTGATGATGCATTTGAACATGGAAAAAAGTACTAAACCTGACGAAGGTATCGTTAGGCACATGATACTTAATTCAATAAGAATGCATCGACAAGAGTTCAGAGGTGAGTATGGTGAAATTGTATTGGCATATGATAGTAAACACTATTGGCGTAGAGATTACTTTCCTAACTACAAACAAAATCGTAGAAGAGCCAGAAATAAAGATAACAAAGATTGGGAATCAATTTTTGAGTGTCTTAACAAAATCAAACAAGAACTAAAAGATTATTTACCTTACAAAACAGTTGAAGTGCATGGTGCAGAAGCAGACGATGTTATTGCCACTATTGTAAAGAAATACCCAGACGATAAAATTATGATTGTTTCTGGTGATAAAGACTTTATACAACTTCAAAAATATCCAAATGTTTCGCAATATTCTCCTATACTAAAAAAAAGAGTAAATGGTGAAGACCCAATAGAATATATAAAGATACATATTTTAAAGGGTGATTCTTCAGACGGAGTACCAAATGTATTATCAAATGATAATGTGTTTGTAGAAAATCTTAGACAAAGACCCCTAAGTAAAAAGAAAATAGATGCATGGAAAGATGGTAACTTTATGGATACAATGGCAACCGATGAGGTAGTAAGAAATTATACTCGTAATAAAAACCTTATTGATTTAGAATGTATTCCGATAGACATTGAAACAGATATTGTTAAAGAATTTGTTGAAGCACCATGTGGCGATAGAAGTAAAATGTTAACTTACTTTATCGAAAATAAATTAAAAGAGTTAACAGATTCAATAGGAGATTTCTAATGGTTATAACTAACAACTCAAACGCTACTTTGTTATTTTCAGAAATATTAGACAAAGTACATAAAGCAAAAACAAAAAACGATAAGATAAAAATATTAAGACAACACGACAACGCCTCATTGCGAATGGTGCTTAAATCATCATTCGACCCAAATATAATATGGGTCTTACCAGAAGGTGATGTTCCATATGTAGCAAATGAAGCACCTGCAGGTACTGAACATACAAGACTTGCAACAGAGGCAAGAAAATTATGGCATTATATTAAAGGTGCCGATAATGATACCCCACAACATAAAAAAGAAATGATGTTTATACAAATGTTAGAAGGTCTACATGAAAGTGAAGCAAACCTTCTTTGCAAAGCAAAAGATAAAAAAATACATCAAATGTACAAAGGACTATCGAAAGATGTAGTAAAAGAAGCATTTGGTTGGAATGATAATTTCGCTAAACCTTAATGAGAATAGGCCCTCATTATCATTTAACAAAAATACCCTTTACTGCTAAAGATATTGGTAAATTAGAAGATGCCAAAACTCTAGGCAGTAGTGGGTATACAGTTAGAGATTCAGAGATAAGTTGGATTAATGATAAACCAACTTTAAATAAGTTTTTAGAATTTACTAAAGACATCAACGCAACCACAGGTTGGAACTTCGATATCGATGCTATCGAACCTTTACAATATACAGAGTATAAAAGTGATGGCCAATATGGTTGGCATATAGACCAAAATTCAAAACCATATGCAGACGGAAGAATTAGAAAGATATCATTTTCTTTAATATTAAATGATGAATTTGAGGGTGGTGAATTTGACTTAGAATACGAACATCCTAACAAAAATCCTCGACATGCGACATTCTGTCTTGGCAAAAATGAAGTAATTTTCTTCAAATCAGACTATTGGCATCGTGTAAACCCAGTAAAATCGGGCATTCGAAAGTCTCTTGTAGGGTGGATTTTAGGAAAAAAAGTTTAGCAATAACCCTTGACAATACCCCCTTTTATCTGGTAATATATAATTATGAATGATGATAACGAGGTATTAAAAATGAGACCACAACTAAGAAACATGTTACTACCAAGTAACTCTACCGGACCTGCTACCAAAGAAGAAATTACTTTAGGATTTATGACAGATGATGAGTTTATCACAAA